TCAAAGAATCAGTTTTCCTGTTCATGCGAAAATATTCAATCGAATCAATTACNGNGGACGCACTGCTGAAGAACTACCAGAGGTGGCGCGACAAGCAACGCCGTNAAAAAAAGCNGGGATATTCAAGGAAATAGTTCACTTTTTACAGGAATTATTTACCCGACCGGATAGCCAGTTTTGTCCTTTTTTTGAGGTATTTTTGTCGGAAAAATGTCGGAAAAACGCCGAGTAATTTAAAATCAACAAGTTAAATCCGTAAATTATGGACCGTTCTACCGTTTCGAGCTGCCATAGCCTTAAAATTATACCCCTCGCCCTGTTATCGAGATTTGCCCGGTTTGGTTCGCGTGTCTCGATGATGTTACTCGGCGAGGCAATCGACGCGGAAGCCGTTCCGGGTTCGATAAAGATTTCCACCACCACCGACAATGGTAAAGTAAAGAAAAAAATTACTTTCGAGCGTTCCGATGTGTCGGAAACTTCCGCCGACCTTCTCGATAGGTTCAAGGTGTCGCGACTGGTCGCCACTTATGTAGATGAATCAGGAAAGAACCGGGTCGCGGGTTCTCCTGATTGGCCCCTCGCTCTGGACTACACCACAGAAGGCGGAGTTTTCTCCGTCAACCTTCAGGGCGAGGACGTTCGCCCGGACGCATTTTTAACGGATTAAAGTCCTTCCACGCGCCCGCGATATGTGGTTAATTTGCGGCAAAATTAACTACATGAATAGACTACAACGTTTTTTCTCCGATAACTGGACTATTCAGCGGCATGATTTTGAAAATATCGTGTCGCTCCTCATGCCGTCTATCATAAACGGAAATATAGAAGCCGCCGCCGCGCAGCTCAAACAGGAAAAATGCACCGTCAAGGCGACCGCCGCGCCGTACATGGCCAAGTGGTACGAACTCGACGACATTACGCTCCCCGTCGATTCTATCGCGGTGATAACCCTTACCGGGGTTCTTTATTCGTGGGAATCGGAATGGGTAATCAAGCAAGTGGAAGCCGCCGAACTGAATCCGAATATTTGCGGTATCGTGTTCGTAATCGACGGACCTGGCGGAATGGTCTCGCACCTCGACATGGCGGCGGCCGCCGTCGAGAACTGCACCAAGCCGACTGCCACCGTAGTAACGGGCATCATGGCTTCCGCTCATTTCTGGTTAGGCACGGCAAGCGACCACTCATTCATAGCCTCGCCACTTTGCGAGGTTGGAAGTGTCGGCGTTGTAATAACCCATTATTCCTTCAAAGAATTTTTCAAACAGAACGGTATCGACTACCGGGAAATATATCCGGACACCGCCGACCTGAAGAATAAGGAAACCCGCGCCCTCGAAGATAACAACGATGAATCCTTATTGAAGGCCCGCGCCGAAAGGATTCACAAAGTATTTTCCGAGACCGTGGCGCGTAACCTCGGAATAGACTACGACCCGGAACTCCCGTTATTCCGTGGTGAAATGTTCACGGGAGACGAGGCGGTCGCCGCCAGATATATCGACGAGTTCGGCGGACTGACCGACGCGGTTAAATGGGTCCTCGCACAGGCAACGAGCCGGAAGGCAAACCAATTATACCAGTAATTAACATTTTAACAACAACTGAAAAGATGAATTTTGCGAATTTTATCCCCGCGATTCTCGGTATTCTCGGACTTACCGCCTTCAATAAGGTGAACGGCAAGGACGACCTTACCGAGACGGATTGCGCAAAACTGAAGGAATACGGGTTCTCCGATATGTTCCTTACAGACTTCAAAGCGTATATCCAGAATCCCCAGCCTTCCGCCGAGAGCAACTCCGACGAGACATCTCGCGCCGCCGTGGTAGCTGCCGTTCTCGGTCAGGTTACAACCCAGCACCAGAAGGCAACTGCCGAACTCACCGACCTGAAGGCGCAGGTAGCCAAGGATAAGGCCGCCCACGCCGCCGCTATCGTCTCGAAGGAGAAAGAAATCAAGGCCCTGAACGAGAAGATTCAGACCCTTTCCGCCCTCCCTGAAAACGACCCCGGCAAGGGTGCCGGACACTCCGCAGCTCCCGCCACTGCCTTCAACATCGACGACACCCAGCAGCTCGGCGGCCTTCCCGGTGAGTTTTTCGCCCTGAACCGCCCCTACAACCTACGCGCCAAGGCCGCGCTCCTCGCAAACGAAGGGAAGATGCTCGCCGTCGCCGTTCCGAACTCGGTCGATTACAAGACCCTTCAGGACGACCTCGGAGCGTTCTACCGCACCCGCTGGAGCGACCGCCTTCAGTCGTTCCTCGTAGAGCTGCCGACTATCACCAAGATTTTCCCGACCGAATCAGGACACCAGGACCTCGAAACACTCACCAACCTTTGGCTCGGCGAGTTCTCGCAGCCCGACAACTCGGCAAACAGCGAGTTCGACAAGGTTACGAAAGGTTCTTACGAGTTCGGAACAGAAACCCTCCGTATGTACGGGGTTATGTTCGCGCACAAGTTCAAGAGCCTGAAGGACCTCGAAAAATCGTGGATTGGCTACCTGAACCGCGAAGGCTCGAACCCGGTAAAACTCTCGTTTATCGAGTATCTCCTCGTAGAGACCGCCAAGAAGCTGCACAACGAACGCGAACAGCGTTATATCAACGGTGTGCGCAAGGACCCCGACCCCGACGTTCCCGGTCGCGCAATGGAAGCCGCCGACGGTATCTACGAATATCTCCGTAAACGTGTCGAAGGTCATACCGACTTCACCCCCAACGGAGGGACCACCGGGAAAACCGTCTATCAGATAAAGCCCTTCAACCTTCCCCGTATCACCGCCGGCAATATCGGCGAGGTGTTCTATCAGGGTACGAGCATGATACCCTCGGTTTTCCGTGATACCGGTAAAATCTGCCTGTTCATCCCCTCGTGGATGCTTCCCCTTTACCACAAGTACAACGAGGCCCACTACGGCCAGAACGTTGACTACAAAGCGGGAATCACCTACGTTAAGGAGTTCCCCGCCGTCAAGATTGTAACGCTCCCCAACGCCGACAACCACCACCGTATCTTCTGGACTATCGACGGCAACTTCCGCACGTTCGACCATGTGGCCGGCGAAATGCTCCGTTTCACCCTCGAACAGCAGGACTGGACCGTAAAAGTCTGGTCGAACTGGAAAGAGAGCATACAGGCCGAGGTCGTCGGCTACAAATACACCGACCCCCTCGCAATGGACGGAAGTCGCCAGCTTATCTGGTGTAACGACTACGACCGCCCCGATACCTACTTTATCGAGGCCGCTCCGGACGCGAATCCTTCAGCCCTCCTTCATTCGTCAATCGTAACCGTCGCCAACTCGAAGGAGTTCGAGATTACCGACATCGCAGACGCGCAGGTCGGCCGCCTTATCTCCCTGAAGTGTGGCGTTGACGGAGACAGCGGCGTAACTATCAAGAAGGACGGAAAATTCTCGCTCCTGTCAGCAGCATGGACCCCCAAGAAGGGCGACGTTATCACGCTGATGAAACGCGCCGACGGCAAGTTCATCGAGATTTCCCGCACGACTGCCGCCGCCGATTCCTACCAGTTCGACGCAAACGCCACAACCCCCAGCCTGAAGGGTGCAACCGTTTTCGTTGTCGGTGAGAACACAGCGGCAACCGCAATCACCAACCTGACCGAAGGTATCGCCGGCACACTCTACACAATCCACGGAGCCGGAAGCACCTACGCCTCGACTATCGCCGACGGCGGTAATTTCGTCCTCACAAAGGCAATTACCCTGAAGGCCGGTACATTCATCAAACTGGTGATGGGCGACGACAAGAAATTCTATGAAGTGGCCCGCGGCTGATTCATAGCCCAGAAAACAGGGAGGGCGATTATACCCTTTCTCGCCCTCCCTGTTACACTCTCTGAATGTATAATCAATTAAAAGTCTGAAAATATGACCTATATTAAAACTTCCGTACCTCGTGCCTCCGGCAATCCCGGCACAGGTATTCAACCCCGCGACCAGTTGACAATTATCGACATCGAGGATATCGCCTTCTTGCCGCCTGCCGACGACAAAGGCGTGGTTATCGCCGATAATATCGTAATGAAGCCGGGGCGTTACGGCATCAACCTCTATATGACCCAAGGCACGATCGAGATCACGAGCGCAGCCGAAGGCGACACCGACAAAATCGGTTTCACTCCCTCGATTAAGTTCGAGCACCCCGGCAACGAACAGGCTGTGCGTGAGTTCAAGGTCAACTATATCAACCGGAAAGTTATCGTAATTGTGCGTTACTGTTCCGGCAAGGCCGCCGACCTTATCGGTACGATGTGCAACCCGTGCCGTCTCACGCCCTCTTATACCGGCAACAATGAGAGCAATACCAACGAAATGACCTTTACCCAGATTTCCAAGGGTAACGATATTTTCATCTACAAGGGTACTGTTCCCCTCGAGGAGCCGGTATCGACTGTGGAGACCGGCGTAAAGGCTGTAAATTTCGTTTCCGACGGACAATATCAGTTGTCGAGCGGATCGGCCGTTATCGACGAGATCAGCGGCGGAGCGAATGGAGCGGTCATCACGCTTCTCGGTGTGGGCGGGACTTCCCCTACCGTCTCAGCGACCGCCGGAAAAATCCTTCTCAAGGAAGGCAAGGCGTTCACCGCTACCGAAGGCTCGCAGATCACCCTCCGCGCTTTCGACGCCGGCGACGGCAGTATCATGTGGATTGAGCAGAGCCGCTACAACGCCACCTGATACCTGAAATATCCCAAACCATGAAGGTCTGAAGGCTTCACCGCCTCCGGGCCTTCTTTTTATGTCCTTCCTTTGGTAATTACCGGCTTGTAAATTTGCGCTGTAAATAATTGAAAATATGAATACCCAAGACAAAAACCAAATTACCGAATATCTCGCCGGTTCCCGTGATTACTCGGAGGGCGTGTCGCTGTATCAGCGTTTCGGGCAAAATTTACGTCTGAAGCGGCTGTTTATTACCGACGACACGCAGACAACGAAGGAAATTCTGTTTGAAGAACTCCGGAAACTCGACCGGGACTTACCGAACAGGAGTTCGCCCACCTTCCGCGCCGCGCAGCAACCCCGAAACCGACCCTTAACGGATTAACCGCAAAAGCGATAATTTTCGACGACCCCAAGGATAACGAAGCCACTCTGAAGGAACTCGCCGATTCTTTCGGCGTTACCGTCGATGAACTCGTAAGCCCCGATTTTCAGGAAAGAGTGCTGGCAATGGACGAGAATGCCGACCGTATCGAGGAACTGACCGACCAACTCGACGAGGCCCGCTCGAAATACGCCGAAACTCCGGAGCCTGTCAAAAAAATGATACGTTTCCGCGAAAAATATCCCTTCCTCAATTCTCCGGACTGTCCGGACGTTCTGAAGGTTCTGGTCGCCGATATGTTCACTTCATACGACAACTATAAAGCCGCCCACGCCCGCCTTCAGGTTCTCGCCGATGACGAGGCGGCTGCCGCCGTCGCCGACTGTGAGAAGGTAGTTACCGAGTATCTGAAGAACCGCGAAATTTGGGACGAACTCGAATATTACCGGGAAAACGGTACGATTCTCGGAAAGGCTGCCAAGTTCCGCGAAATGGAAGCCGCCGAGGATTATACCAAACTTTCCGAAATCGACCTGATGAAGAAACTCCAGAGCGCGAACGTAAACGAATCCAAACACCGGAAGGCTGTCAATACCGCCAAGGAGAAGGGAGAGACCAACGAACGCGCCGAAGTTGCCCTCGCCCGGTGGAGCGCGACGAAAAAAGCCCTTCAGGAGGAAGTGGCGCGAAGGAAAAAAAAAGTAACAGAGGCGATAGCGAAGGCGGAGAGTAACCGGTCCGCCCTCGCCCGCTATCTGTCTCGCTCCGGCTGCCACCCGTGCGACCGCTCCGAAGCCGGTTATCAACTGGGAATCATTAACAAGAAAATCGACGCTCTGAATGTATCTTTATCCCGATTACAATCTTTCGACGACTGACCTCCGGGAGTTCCCCGGAGGCACTATATACAACGGCGACTGCCTCGAAGCGATAAAGACACTTCCGGCGGCTTCCGTTGACTGTATTATTACCGACCCTCCCTACTTCCTCGGAATGACCCACAACGGGCAAAAAGGGGCATTCAAGGATTTATCAATCTGCCGACCCTTCTACCGGGAATTATTCGAGGAGTTCCGCCGCGTATGCCGCCCGGAAGCCTGTGTTTACTTTTTTTTGCGACTGGCGGGGGTATGCTTTTTATTACCCTCTGTTCGATGAAATCCTGAAGGCGCATAATATGCTCGTTTGGGATAAATTGAGCGGTCCCGGCAATCATTACGCATTTATCCACGAACTTGTGTTGTTTCATGCCGGGAAGGGCGCGAATATCGGAGGTACGAATATTATTTCCGATGTAAAGAGTTTCACCAGCGGCGCGAAATCGACCGACGGCGCAAAAGTTCACCCGACACAAAAGCCGGTAGCCCTGATTCAAAAATTTATAGCCGACGCGACCAAGCCCGGCGATGTTATCCTCGATACTTTCGGAGGTTCCGGGACTACCGCCGTCGCCGCCGTCCGCTCCGGTCGCCGCTTTATCCTAATGGAACAGGACGAAGGCTATTATCATACCGCTTGTAAACGTCTCGAAGATGAATACCGACAATAACCCCACGCCTCCCGAATTACCGGTTATCTCCAAGAAGGAGGAAGAAGAAATTATGCAACTCGCCGCCGTCGGCTTCATGCCGAGGGAAATCGCCGAGGCTATGGAATGGCCCCGCGAGAAACGCGTTCCCTTTTGCCTTCTCGCCAATACGCCAGGATCCAAGGTCGCCATGCTTATAGCCGCCGGCAAGGCAATAGGCCGTGCAGACCCTCAAAGGAAATTACAGGAGGCGGCGAAAGCCGGAAATATTGACGCGATAAAGACCCTTCAGAAACTTCAGGCGAATAACCGATTTAACGAACTGGTTAACCACATGGACGACGATGAGTTTACCGATTAAGCCCTCCCGAATCAATTTTGAGGCGATAGATTCCCACCAACTCGACCGGATTCTGAAAACTGGCGACGTTGATAGCCTGACCCCTTCAGAACGCGAATATTTCGACCTTATGAAGGTGGTCCGGGGTTTTCACGCCCGAATGATGATGCCCGGAGGCGAACGCATTGTTACCAAATCCGGAATTATCAAACTCCTGAAGTCTGACGCTTACGGCCTTTCAGACTGGATGGCGAGGCAAATTTACACCGACACCCTGAATTTTTTCTACGATCAGGAGGGAGTGACCGCTCGCGCATGGTCGAATATCTACGCCGACCGCCTCGACAACCTCGCAAAACTCGCAATATCCGCCGGAAAACTGAAGGATGCGAAGGGCTATATTGTCGAGGCTGCCAAACTCCGGGGCTGTTACGATGAAGCCGCTCCGGAGATACCGCAGGAACTTCTCGACGCGGCTCCCGTAACTATCTACACCGCCGACCCCGAGAGTCTGGGCGCACCACGCGCCGACCGCAAGGAAATCGACGCTTTCATCGATTCTATTCCCGACATTCCGGAGATAAGCCGCCAACGAATCAAGGAGGATGCCGGAATCAAGAAACGCAATTTGCTTTCCCGAATTATCGAGGATATTAAAGAGTTCGGCGATGAAGATAAGTAAAGAAGCCCCTGAAGCCGCTGTAAAATTTGGCTCTGAAGCCCTCGTTTTGTGCGACTGGATAGATACGACCAACCTCGTATTTATCGGCGGCCGTGGAGTGGCCAAAAGTACCGTTATCCTCGCCCGGCGTTCCGAACGGTGTGTGCGTCTAATGCCGGGGGCACCCGTGGCGATTGTGGCGAACACTTATTCAAACCTGATCGACAATATCATGCCCGCCGTTCAGAATGGCTGGAAACTTAACGGACTGATTGAGGGAGTTCACTACATAAAGGGGAAACGCCCCCCGGTGGAATGGTCGAAAAGATGTTCCGTTATTGTTGATGATTACCGGCATGTTTATAGTTTCTGGAATGGCTCTGTTATCTTTCTCGGCTCTCTCGATAATCCCTCCTTACTCGCCGGTAAATCCGTCGCCCATCTCCTGTTCGATGAAGCGAAATACGCTTCCGATAGCCGCGCCGCCCGTGTTATGCCTATACTCAGAGGCGACGCGATTACTTACGGACGCTGCCACCTTTACGGGGGTGTGACGATTACAACCGATATGCCCGACGTTACCGAAGGGGGAGTTCGACTGGTTTTTCCGCTATGCCGCCGAAATGAACCCCGAACGGATCATAAAGACGATTCAGGCGGCGGGCGAACTCAACAGATACCGGATTAAACTCACACGCGAGAACCGGTCCGCGCCGCCCGATGTCCGCAAGATCGCCCGGATAGAAAAGAAAATCGAATATTATACCGAGGGTCTCCTGAAGTTAAGGAAGGGGCAAACCTTCTTTATGAATATATCGAGTTTCGTTAATATCGACATTCTTACCCTCGACTATGCCAAACGCCTGTATAACGCCGCCCTCGAACACCACGAGTTCCTTAAATCCGTTCTGGGTATGCGTCCGGGTGTAAGACAGGACGCGAGATTTTACGTTCTGTTCGGCGAACGCCACAAGTACACCGACGGAACGATTTCCGGAGAAGCCGCGTTCAACTGTTCGCAACTCCGCTACCTCGACCCCTCCCGACCGCTGGAGGGTGGTATGGACTTCGGCAATATGCTTTCTTTCGTTATCGCCCAACCTGACGGACAATATTACCGGATTCACAAAAACCTTTACGAGCTGCCCCCTAACTCTATGCGGGAACTCGCCGACCAATTCCTTACATTCTTTCAGAGCCACCAAGAGAAGGTGCTTTATCTCTACTATGACCGAGCGGGCAATAACTACCAGAGGCAGAACGAGGACCAGGCCGGTAAGATTAAAGCCGCTATCGAGAAGGACGGAGAAGGAAGGCGCACTGGCTGGAGTGTGGTCCTGATGTCCCGCAAGCAAGGAACGATAAGGCAAGAGGCTGAATTTAACTTCATGCACGAACTAATGAGCGGTAAGAACAAACGCCTTCCGCTCCTTATGGTGGACGCTCTGAACTGCACCGAAATGATTTCAAGTATCGAACTCGCAAAGGCTGAAGTTAAATACCGTGGCGATGTTAAGGTGGTCGCCNAGGTCAAGAAGTCCGAGAAACTGGAGGCCAAGAAGCTGCCCCGGTTATCGACAAACTTATCGGACGCTTTCAAGTACCTGATGATGCGCCGTTCGTGGCTGACAGCGGCCAAGGCGGAGAACGCCGCAGGTTCCGGAGCCGATTCAATGGTCGAGCAATGGATGGCCGACCGCTTCGATTCCTGACCTACTTACCGATTAATCAACCGACCGAGCAACGCCCGACGACCAGACGGCCGCCGGGCGTTTCGTGTCTCACCGCGCCGCCTTCCTGTAACGAGGTAACGAACGCCCCCGGCTCACATTTCACTCCGGTAAGGGGTAGTAATAATTTTCGCACTTCAGAGCGGGCCGCGCTTCGCGTCGTGTCATTTTTTGCGATTTCGATTTCAAATGGGGTTAACGCGCTGATATAGGCGTAATTCAATAAAACCCGACCAAAATTTTACACCCGAAACGGCGATTTTAAGGCGGTAAAATGATGTTTTTCGCCTGATTACCGCTAAAAATTCGTATATTTGCGGTGTCAAACTCCCGAAAACCGGCGAAAGCAATTAAAAATCTCGAACAATGATTCTAACGCTTGTCGCCCTGATAGTCGTTCTTTTAATCATATTGGTTATTGTTTCTATTCGCAAGGGCGAAAAAGATTTTAAGGATAATTTCAGGCTTAAAGTGCAAGAGTATTTGAGAGAGGCTGACGAAACGGAATTTGTAAAACAGGAAAGAATTATCGTAGCCGGAATTGAATACAGGAAAGAGAAGGCTCGTATGGCTCTAAAGGGCCTAAAGGAAGGCGATGCCGTGGAACTTGTTAAGGAGCCAGAGAACCTATACGACAAACACGCTGTTAAAGTCTGCGTAAAAGGGATTCACGTTGGTTATATTCCTCGGTATTTATCAAAAGAGATATTCGATAATTCATTAAATATTATTTATGTTGAGGTTGCCGATGTACTTGGTTTTACACAGACGCCAGTCCTTAATATAAATATAGGGTATAACAGAAAAAAGGGGCTTAGTGATGAAGCTGTAAAGTTCTTTAAGGAACACGAAAATTTATTGAATCGCGAGTAATAAATATTATAATCGGTCGAGCCTTCAGGTCATCGGCTCAACACCTAAATTAAAAGCGTTAACAATTATTAACGCTTTTAATTTTGTTCTTAACATTTTAGTGCCGAAATTTGCGCTGTCAAACTTCCCCGGCAATCATGCCGAAGCAGTCGAATTAAATCGGCTCGAAATCTTTCGGGCATTTTTTATGTCCGATTACATACGATAAAGTAGGCGACCGCCTTCCTCCAACCTAAGTAACTCGACTGTTTCGTCGGTTTCCGGGGCTGTTTGATGACACGGAGAGGGCGGCCGCCCTTTTTGTGTCGATACAAAACGTCAAACATCTAAACAGCCCCAAAAATGAAAGCAACAACAGCGTTACCCGCTCCGGCTCTGTCGTACAAGCCCAGAGTGAAAAAACTCCTTATTAGAGGAATTGTTTACCTTACTTCGGATAAATTTAGTATCTTTGCAGGCGTAATCGCCGCCCTGATTTCATATATCGGGGTTCNCCTCGACGATAACCATATCATCGCCTACGGTGCGATAACCTTCCTTATCGGCTTTACGCCGTGGGCCATGCGAGAGACCGCCCGCGACATACGTCAGGACAAACTCGGCATTAACAACGACAAGTGGTAACTATCAAGGAGCGAACTCCCTATATATTAACAAATAACAATCGACCAAAATGGAAGCAAAAAATATAGCACTCACACCTGAGGCCCTCATGGTAATCGAGGCCCTTCAGAACAATAACGGAACCTATACGTTCTACGCCAACGCACTGAAACGCCTGTTTAACTTCGTGCTCGACCAGAGCGACGAGATCGGAATGAGCGACACCGAGGCAATTCACACCCTTCGCGCCCTTCAGTATATCCGCCAGGATCTTTCCTGTATCGCCAACAGACAGCCAGAGTCGGCCGATTACCACATGGACGCAGAGGAGACAGTCGCAAAGGTGGAAGCCACATTCGACGGAGTGAGTGTCGCCACTGGAGAACCCGAAGAAGATGGCCAGTAAAGAAGATTGTTACAGGTTACCAACTTGAAGCATCAAAATCTCAATCCAAGACAGAGGAACGCCCGTTGCGAAACGGGCGTTTTTCGCTTTCGGCGGTGTCCTTCGTTACACAAGGTTTAATAATGAACTTTGCGACGTAAAACGCAGACAATATGGAAACTCTGAATATCATAACCCCGATTATCACCGCTTTCCTCGGCGGCGGTGTCGCTTGGCTCTTTACAATCAAGTACACCCGCAGACAGGCAGAGGCGGACGCTATGCAGCATTTTCAAACCGTTTATCAAGGTTTGATAAAAGACCTTCAGGAGGACCGCGCAAATCTGAGGCTCGAAATTCAGCAAATGAAGAATCAGCAAGCCAACGATGCCGAACGTATCAACAAACTGGAGGAAGGTCAGCAAAAGAATGTAAATGTAATTAAGCAGCTCGCCCGGCTCGCCTGTGTCAAGGCCCCGTCGTGTGCTGATTGTGTACTCATAGACATATCACAGTTATGAAACATGGAATATCTTACAAAGTGGGCGTTAAACGCCGTCGCTCTCTGTTATGCGGGCTTTTGTGCCTGTCTGTTATTCTGGTATCTCTGGCAGCTTGCCGAAGTTCTCGTAATACGGTGGAAGAAACACACCGGGAGGTTCATGCCGCCGTCAGCGAGGTTAACAAGAACGACACCCTTCAGGGTGCCTCCGCCGCCCGTCAGGAGCAGACCGACACGGCGGAACTCCGCGCCGATGAACGCGCAGTTATCAAACTTACCCGCGATTCCGTCGGAAGAATTATCGAAATTCAATCAAGGAGAAGCGCGAAGGTTAAGGCGAATACTAAACGCAAATCGGAGAGAGACCACTGGTTCTATGGCCTTAATGCGACGCGCTATTCCGAGGCTTCCGATTCCGTGGATTCCGTCACCCAAAAGAAGGAGGAAACTACGAAGGAGGTTAAAGTCGGAATACCTTTAGAATGTCTTATCGGCTGGAGCATTGTCGCCGCCATGATGCTTTTCTATACCGGTGATTACATTTACAGACTATGGAAAAAGAGGAAGGGAAAATAGACCTTTACGAGGCAATCGACCAGATGAAACGGATTAGCCTCGCCGGTGGAACATTCTCGATAAAGTTCCGGAAGTGGAACAGTCAGACACAGAGCGGCGGCGACATGGTAACAGTCCGCGCCGCCCGTGTCCGTCCGAGGACAGCCGATGAGAAAATCAGACATTCGAGTTATAAACTTTTTTTCACCGACACGGAAACAGGCCTCGCCCGTAATTGTTGGCAACCCCTTATAATGGAGTTTAACGGCCGGCGAACCGTGTTAAACTGATACTTTAACTTTTACGATGATACGAAGAATCGGAAATTTCGGTTTCGTCGATAACGGGGCCGGTGAGATTTACACTTTCAGCCTGAACGCCAAGGCGGGAGGCTGGACACCTTCAACCTATATGCTCCGGGGGGCGACCGCTTCCTTCGGATATAAGTATATTAACGTTAACGGAACGCCTGTAATACCCTACGGAGAGGATAACAACCTCCCCGGCAAAGTCCGCCACCTACTTGAAAACTTCTACGCCGGCGAGGGTATCATGGGGAAGAAAGCCGGTTTGCAATGGGGCGAGGGTCCCCGTCTCTATCGCGACGCGGTAGACGGATCGAATATCTTTTACAGGGCCTGGACCGTAGACGACGAGATTACCGCCGACCTGAAGGCGACCGACTACCTCACACAGTTGCACCGCTGTCTGATAGACCTCGTTCATCTGGAGGGGTTCTGGGTTAAGTTCACCCGGACACGCGGGTCGCGTATCGGTGTGGGAAAAATCGCGACCGTCGAACACGTCCCCGCAGGAAAGGTCCGTTTTGTCTATCCCGGAGAAAAAACAAATTGCCGACACAGGCAATGGTGGCGTATTGGCCCGCCGCTGACCCGGCTACCTCGCGACGTCATACCCCCTGTTCGACCCCCGCGANCCGTTGAAATATCCCGTCTCTCTGGCATATTACAACATATACAGTTACAACCACGACCATTATAGTGTTCCGCGCTTTATCGGGGCGTTCGACTGGCTTGAACTCGCCGGACACACTCGCCCCCCTTTCTGGCAGCTTACAACGAGAACGCCGCCGCAATATCGAAGCATATCAAGTCGCCGCAGTCCTACTGGGACGTCGAGCCGAGGAGCGTATAAAAGAGGTTTGCCGACAAAAGAACATTCCCTACCGCGCCGAAATGCTGGAGGAGTTCAAGGACGAGGCGATGGAAAAATTTGCAAATTCAATGTCTGGAAAAGAGAACGCCGGAAAGTTCCTTCATACTTCCGACTACTGGAATCCGGAGGCGAACGAGTTCGAGGGCTGGGAGATTGTGGCTATCGACAACAAGGTTAAAGACTATATCGAGGCTCAGGTGGCAATCTGCAAGAAGTCAGAAGCCGCCGCCACCTCCGGTTTCGGGCTGGACCCCTCGCTCTCAAATCTTATTCTCGATACGAAATTAGGTTCCGGCTCTGAAAAACTCTACGCTCTGAAGGTGTACAACGCCACGGAGACCGCCGTGCCTGATATGATACTTTGCAAGCCATTCCAGATATTTATCGATGTCAACCACCCCGGCACAGATATAAAAATCGGTTTATACCGGACAGTCGTCGAGGCTGAAAAGAACGTGAACCCCGAAAACCGAGTTAAAGCAAATGCGTAATCTTTTCGCCGCGCCGGAGGAACAGCCGGTAAAGAAGGGAAACGGTAAGGATGAGGGAAAGGAACGCGCCGAGGACCGCAATACCGGGAAGCAAACGAGTATTTTCCGGTCATTGTCGCGCAACTTTGAACGCCGCGTAAAATCCGAGTTGTTCCTTGAAGATTCCCTGCCGTGGCACTTCAAGCCCGGCGAGGCGTATCACTGTTTTTCTTTCGGCGATGTGGACGCGCTCACCTATTTACGGGCAGTCCTGAAACAGCAGCCGCTGGAATATGTCTGTTTATCCACCTTCTCTATGGCGTTGACCGATGCGGAACTCCTGTTGAAGTGGCAGCGTAGCGGACTGATCGGGCGGCTCGACCTATATCTCGGCGAGATATTCGATTCTAAATTTGTCGAAGTTTACAACACTTTGCGCGAGGCGGTCTCGCTCATGGGCGGCCGTGTCGCCGTGTTCCGCAATCATTCAAAAGTAATGGCCGGTTTCGGCAAAAGTTTCGATTTCGCCGTAGAAGGGAGCGCGAACCTTAACAGTAATCCGCGATGTGAACAGACTGTTATAACGGTCGATTCAGGAGTGGCGAGATTCTACAAAGAAAAAGTTTTCGACAATATACATTCCTTTAACAACGATTTCCCCGACTGGAAACCGTATAAACTGAAACGCGATGAAATTATTTAACGTTCAAGCCGACGGGAGTAGCGAGATAACCGCCGCTATCGGGTTAATATCTAACGACGTGGATTTCTCCAAGTGGGAACCGGTTCTACCTTTGGGAATCCGTGAAGTAACCGCAATAATAGGTCCGGAGCCGGTCAAGGCTCTGGCGGATTTCTACGCCGGAACCACGGAACCGGACGAGGACAGCTCTCCCGACAAAGCCGCCGCCCTGAAGTACCTCCAGCAGGCGGTCGCCCTGTTTACATGGCTGAAGATAATCCCGACGCTCGACGCGCAGCACGACGGCACCGGACGCTCTCGCCGTCTCGGAGAGAACGAAAAGGGATTAACAGCCCTTCAGGAGTTCAAGGACGAAGAGAATATCACCCGTCTCGCCTACGAAGCGACGGATGCCCTTATCGAGACAATGGACCGCGCCGCCTTCCCGTTCTGGACGGAATCACGGAAATATAACCTGCGCCGGGGTTTACTGATTCAGAGTAAAGAGGAGTTCGACGAATATTATAATATAGGGTCCCACCGCCTGTTCGTTACCCTTCTCCCGATTATCCGCGAAGTTCAGGGCGCACAAGTCGCCCCGGTTCTCGGTCGCAAATATCTTTCCCTCCTGTTGACCGGAGAGGATTCCGAGATTACCGGGTTACTGAAGGAACCGTCGGCCCGCGCCGTGGCGTTGCTCACCATGCAGAAGGCAATCGAACGCCTCCCGGTGGAAGTGATTCCTGAAGGAGTGGTGCAGATTCAGCAATCGCAACCGGTTAACTCCCGGTTACGCGCCGAACAGTCAGCCCGCGCCGCCGTCGCCGCCTCCCTCGGAGCAGACGCNAAAAAAATATATCGAGAATATTCAGGACACCGTGGCGCAGCTCGACGCGGAAGGAGAGACCCCCGACCACTCGATGCCCGGCCCTATCGTTCACAGCAAAGGAATGTCGTTTTAATGGAAACTATCAAGACACGAGGTAAGACGGTCGAAATTCCGGTCAATGTCTCGGAACTGACCCCGGAGCAATATGAATATTATTGTTTTCTCGCCTTCGCCCTCGCCGGACGCATTATAACGCCCGATTACTTCCGTATTCGTTGGTTTTCCTACCTGATAGGTCTCGGAAAATCAGATTTCACAATCCTGAAACCGGAGTATATCGACGAACTCGAAGCGCAGATTTCAGCGATTGAAGGCTATTTTGTCAAGGAGATGATCGAGGGGCAGGAGCGCGTTCACCTCGATTTCGACACAGTGGTTAACCTCCTTCCGGAATATAAGGGGTACAAAGGTCCCGGCGACCTTTTTCAGGGTGTTACATTCGGAGAGTTCGTGGAGTGCTACACCGTCGCCGAGTGTCTGGACGGCACAGACCAAGACGCAATGACCGAGGGGTGCGAACATATCGCCCGGACGCTTTACCATATCCCGGAGGAAGCCCCGGTGCCTGACCTCCTGACCTTCCACGCCCCGAAACTGTTTTCCTCCGTCTGGAAGGCTATCCAGAGCGCACCGATAGAGATCAATGGGAAGAAAATCGACTTTCGGATTATCTTCAAGAGTTCCGGAAGCACAAAGCCCGACGACAAGACAGGGTGGACCGGAATAACCTTCGAGGTAGCGTCCGCCGGACTGTTCGGAAATGTCAATCTGGTGGAAACGGCGGATATGTGGGCAGTCCTCATTTACCTGTATAAATGTAAATTCGAGTATCTGAACGAAAAACGAAATTCTAAAACTTCATGATCATGGAATTATCACAGAAAATTAAACAGATGATTAAGGGCTGGGAAGGTTGCAGACTTACCGCCTACCGTTGCCCCGCCGGTGTCCTTACTATCGGTTACGGACACACAGGGGCGGACGTTACCCCCGGCAAACGACATCACACAGGCAGAGGCGGACAGCCTGTTCGACAACGATGTCCGTAAATTCGCCGCAAAGGTCGCGCCGCTTTTCGCTGGTGTGGCAATCAATAACAACCAGTTCGACGCGCTCGTTTCTTTGTCCTACAATATCGGTTCGCTTTCCGTGAA